CACAAACATAATTCCAAAATTTATACAAAATTAATTTGACTTTTTGATTCGTTGTGTTATACTATAGATATATTTGTATACACAACTTTCTCAGAGTGGAGTGATGCCTTCTTATATTGATACAAAATATGTTAACCTAGTTTCTTCTCGTTTACCCCTCTTCAAACAAAAAACAACCAACCTTTACAACTTTCGTTGTCCGTTCTGTGGCGATTCACGGAAAAAGAAAACGAAAGCCCGTGGTTATCTCTATCAAAAGAGAACAGACCTTTTCTTTTATTGTCATAATTGTGGACAGAGTAATACATTCACGAACTTTCTCAAACAAATTGACGGAGAGTTACATAAACAGTATATCCTTGAGCGATATAAAGAAGGATTGACAGGTAAAGCATCAACAACTCCTAACCCAGAGTTCAAGCACAAGAAACCAGTTTTCTACCAATCCATAGAACTTCCTAATATTAACGAACTTGACGATTCACATTATGCAAAACGATATATTGTCAATCGTGGAATTCCACCAAGTTACTTCAATCGTCTTTTCTTCACAGATGATTTCAAGGGTTTCACTTACAAGTTAACTCAAAGACAATATGACCTAAATGAAAAAGAAGCACGAATCATCATTCCTTTTTTTAACGAAGATAAGAGATTGATTGCATTTCAGGGTCGTGCTTTTACGAATACTAAATTAAGATATATCACAATTAAAATTGATGAAGATGCACCAAAAATTTTTGGAATAGATACTCTTGACATGACAAAACCTTTTTATGTTGTTGAAGGTCCGTTTGATTCTATGTTTCTGCCGAATTGTATTGCCATGGCAGGTTCTGATATCAAAGTAAGTGCAATGGGGAATGTTTCCAGTGCAATGCAGGACGGAATAGGAACAATGGTGTTTGACAACGAACCAAGGAATTTAGAGATTATAAAAAGAATAGAGAGAGTGATTGATTATGGTTGGAAAGTCTGTATCTGGCCAGACTATATTAAACAGAAAGACATCAATGATATGGTGAATGCAGGAATCACAAAAATTTCTGAAATGATAAATAAGTTCACTTATCAAGGATTACTCGCAAAAACACAACTTGCAATTTGGAGAAAGAAATGACACTACAAGACCCAGTAGTATTACCCACACAGTATCAACAATTCATTCATTTGTCAAGATACGCAAGGTGGGATTATAAAAATGAACGCCGTGAAACCTGGGCAGAAACAGTCAATCGTTATTTTAACTTTTTCCAAGAACATTTACAAGAACAATGCGACTACACTTTAGATAATGGAGAATTAGAAGACCTTAAACAAAGTGTTCTTAAACTTGATGTAATGCCATCTATGAGATGTTTGATGACCGCTGGCGAAGCACTCAAGAAAGAAAATGTTGCAGGGTATAATTGTTCTTATGTCAAAGTTGATTCTCCAAAGTCTTTTGATGAAATTCTTTACGTTTTAATGAATGGATGTTTTCATCCAAATACTCTTATCAAAACTAAAACAGGAGATGTGAAGATTTCTGAATTGACTACCGAACACGAAGTAATGTCTTATGATATAGATAAAAAACAGTTTGAATATATCAAACCTCTTTGGATTGTGCCAACACCACATTCTATTGAAAAAGAAAAGGTGGAATTGGAATTTGAAGATGGGACGAAAGTTCTTTGCACCACAGACCATGAGTTTTATACTACAAATCGTGGTTGGGTTCGGGCCGATGAATTGTCAGAAGAAGATGATGTGAAAAATTACCATGAAGTATAATTGATAACCCCTGTTCCGTTAGAATTTTTATAAATATAATAAACATCTCGAACGGAACAGGAGTTATATATGGATAAAAATTATATTGGATTTGTATATATTTGGTTGAATAATTTCAATGATAAAAAATATATTGGCGCTCATATTGGGAAAATTGATGATGGTTATATTGGTTCAGGAAAGGCATTTTCTTGTGCCATAAAGAAATATGGTATGGAAAATTTTACGAGAGAAATTCTATATTATGAGTATGAAAGTGAGCAAAATCTTTTTCAAAAAGAGTTTGAAATTATTAATCAATATAATGCAGTATTGGATGAAAATTTTTATAACATGACAAACATTTCTCCGAAACAATCAAAATTTGTTTCTGGAAAATATGTTAAAATCGTAACTGATGAAACTAAAAAAAAGATAAGAGAAATTGCGCTGAAAAGAGAAACTCCAAATCAAGATACCAGAAACAAAATGAGTAAAAATAATCATATGAGAGGTAAAAGATGGTTCAACAATGGGCAAGATAATAAAGCTTTTTTGGTCGGAAAAGAACCAGCTGGTTGGATTCTTGGAAGATTGAAAACGAGTCAAGGAAATAGTGGTTATAGAACTTATAATAATGGAATTATAGAAAAACAATTTCCTTCAAATGCCGAACCAACAGACGAATGGAAACGAGGAAGATTGCCTTCTAATATAAAAAGTGGTAAGGACAATCCATTTTATAATAAAAAACATTCTGATGAAACTATAACTAAAATAAAAAATACTAAAAAGAAAAGGAAACTCAATGAAATTAGTAAGTAGAAAAATTGTTGAATCTGAAGGGACTATGTATTGGGATATGACAATTCCAAAAAATCATAATTATGTTCTTACTAATGGAAATGTTGCACATAATACGGGCATCGGTTTCTCTGTAGAAGAAGAATACATTACACAATTACCAATTATTGCAGAAGAGTTTCACGAAACAGACACAACCATTGTCGTTGCAGATTCCAAACTTGGATGGGCAAAAGCACTCAAAGAACTTTATAGTTTGCTCTGGACAGGACAGATTCCAAATTGGGATTTATCAAAGGTTCGTGCTGCAGGAAAACCTCTCAAAACATTTGGTGGTCGTGCTTCAGGTCCAGAACCATTGGAAGACCTTTTTAATTTTTCAGTCAATACATTTCGCAATGCAGCTGGTCGAAAATTACGACCAGTTGAGTGCCACGACTTGGTTTGTAAAATTGCAGAAATTGTAGTGGTAGGTGGAGTTCGTAGAAGTGCTTTGATTTCACTCTCAAATCTTAATGACGAAACAATGAGACACGCAAAGTCAGGACAATGGTGGGAGTCACAACCACAAAGAGCACTTGCAAATAATTCAGTCAATTACAAAGGAAGACCAGACATTGGAACATTTATGAGAGAATGGTTATCACTTTATGATTCTAAGTCAGGTGAAAGAGGAATTTATAATAGTGTTTCTGCAAAGAAACAAGTAGAAAGGTTGAATGCCGATGAGCAAGAAAGAAGACAACCAAGAGAAGATTTTGGAACAAACCCTTGCAGTGAAATTATTCTTAGAAGCAGAGAATTTTGCAACCTCTCAGAAGTCGTTATTCGTAGATGGGACACTGCCAAATCACTTCGCCAGAAAGTTAAGCTTGCAACTATCCTTGGGACTTTCCAATCCACTCTTACCAGCTTCAAGTACCTCACAAAAGAATGGAAACGAAACTGTGACGAAGAACGACTTCTTGGAGTTTCCCTTACTGGAATAATGGACAACCCAAAAACAAATGGACAGGAGAAAGGCCTTGAAAAGTTACTGGACGAGTTACGAAAAGAAGCAATCAAAACAAACAAAGAGTGGGCAGAAAAACTCGGAATCCCACAATCTGCAGCAATTTCGTGCATCAAGCCTAGCGGTACAGTTAGTCAGTTGGTTGATTCTGCCTCTGGTATACATGCTCGCCATAATCCTTATTATATCAGAACAATTCGTGCAGACAACAAAGACCCCCTCTGCAAAATGATGAAAAAGGCCGGATTTCCAAACGAAGCAGATGTGACGAAACCACAACACACAACTGTATTCTCTTTTCCAATGAAATCACCAGACGATGCTGTTTGCAGACAAGATATGACTGCAATTGACCAGTTAAAACTTTGGATGACATATCAAACTCATTGGTGTGAACACAAACCATCCGTAACCATTTCTGTCAAAGAAAACGAATGGATGGAAGTTGGTTCTTGGGTGTGGGAAAATTTTGACACAATCAGTGGTATTTCATTTCTCCCTTTCAGTGAGCATACGTATCGTCAAGCTCCGTTTCAGGATTGCACAAAAGAACAATACGAAGAAGCTCTCAAGACAATCCCACAGGATGTGGATTGGTCAGAGTTATCGAAATATGAATCACAGGATTTTACTATTGGTGCTCAAGAGTTAGCCTGTTCTTCTGGTGATGGAGGATGTGAAGTGGTGGACCTCATTTGACAGGAGTAAGATGTTGATAGACGCTGATTTTGATTGTCCAAATTGTAATGCAGAATATAGTATTTCATTTGAAGAAGGATTTAATCCCGAACATTGTCCTTTCTGTGGCATTGTTTATGAAGTAGACGAAGAATACGGAGATGAAATCTGATGAATATATTGCCGGAGTTGATTATTCTCTCACTTCTCCGGCAGTATGTGTTGCAAAAATAATAAATAATGATATTACCTTTGAGAATAGTAGTTTTCATTTTCTCAAACAAACCAAGTCGCAAAAATCTTTTGGAAATATCCACTCGTATGAGTATCCAGAGTATTCAGATGACATTGACCGATTCTCTCAATTGGCAAGTTGGGTCGTTGAACGAATACGTTGGTATGATAATAGAGTGCAAAAAGTTTTTCTTGAGGATTATGCATTTGGTGCAACAGGCCGAGTATTTCATATTGCAGAAAATACAGGAATACTCAAAAAGGTTCTTAGAGCATCTGGTTTCTCTTATATTACTCTTCCACCTACAGTAGTCAAGAAATATGCTACAGGTAAGGGAAATGCGAATAAAGAGATGATGTACGAAACCTTCCTATCTGAAACAAAAGTTGACCTTAAAAGTCAATTGTCTCCAAACTCAAAACAAATTTCAAACCCTGTTTCCGACATTGTGGATTCTTTCTACATTGCAAGAACTGGATTGTGTCAATATTTCAACAAAAAGGAATAATATGCTTCCCCTAGCAGATTCTCCATATTCTATTGAAACCAGTACAAATAAGTCATTGAGATTTTCTAAAGAAGATGCTGAAAAAATTGCAATTGACTTGCAATCTAAAGGTTCAGATGTTGAAGTTTATTATAATGGGAAATTGCAATATAAATTAAATGGAAAAGAACAATTAAGTTTCTTTTAAAATATACTTGACAATTTGTTTTAGTATTGTTATAATAGTATATGTAAAATGATAAATTGAACGAGTGAAAAAATGAGTTACTGGAATCACAGATTAGTAAAAGATGTTGAGAGTGGTCGCCTTGCGATACACGAAGTGTATTATGATGACGATGATACTCCAACTGGTTATACCGAAAATCCTGTTTATATAGATACTTTCCCAGACGATGAGGGATGGTTTACGAATGGTGTTCCTGAAACACCTCAAGCTGCAATCTGGCAGGTAATAGAACAAATCACTGGCGATATTCGCAGAAATGATGATATCATCTACTCTACTGATTTTGAAAAAGGTGGTTGTTATTATAAAGAAGATGGCCTGGATGCACTTGAAAAAATTGAAATGATAGACAAGATTGGAGAGCCTGAATGAGTGGCATGATGAATTTTGATACTTCAAAAATTGAGGAAATGAAACGAAAAAGGGAAGAAGGATTGCCCTATGTCTCTGAAGATGTAGTAGAAGCATCAAAGAATGCA